CTTCGATTAAATCTTCATCTAATAAATATACATTGTTTACATTAGGTTTATTATACTCTATTCGTAGATCTCTTATAGTTTGATTAAGAGTTCTACCTGATTGAAGACAATTACAAACCATATCTTCAAGTTCTATTATTGCTTGCTTTACTGCTCCCATTTTTATCCTCCTTTAATTGTTTATCTAATTTATTTATTTTATTTTGTATTTCTAGTGCAAGTTCATACAAAATATTTATTTGCCCAAGTATAGCCATCTTTTCTCCATGTGTCATCTGACCTCCTTTATTAGTCTGTTTAGATACCATTGTGCTTTCTCTAAATCTTGCAATGGTTCTCCTTTAAATTTATATCTTGAAACATATTTCAAGACATTACCCTTTAGGTATCCATGATACTCATCATCTGTCATACAATCTTGTATTACATCTATAGTTTCTTTTTTACCATACTTGTAATGTGCAGGTGAGTTAACTTTATCGTCTACCATATTCTCTCCTTATTGCTTTGGTGTCTATAGTTTCAATATTGTAAGATCCATTACTAACTTCTCTCTTTACAATAATACCACTCCACCACATATGTTGAGTATCTTTAGCAAAAAATTCAGGATGTGTCAAATAACATCCAGCAGATAATCCTTGTAACTTTTTACCATTAGGTAGTGTAGCAATAGCATAGTCTAATAGATGGCAATGACCTACTGTTGCTGATACCTTGTGTTTATTTAATATAGATCTAGCTATATTCTCACCTGATATTGCACGACCCATTATACCATTTGGCAAATAATGCACATAGTGAACTCCACTAATTACCTTTATCTGTTTAAAGGGTATCTCCTGCCATCCATACTCTTTAAATTGTAAATCAGATATTGACATTTTACCCTCTAATTCAGGATTTTCTTCTACGAATCTATCTATCCTATCTTCGTGATTACCATGAATCATTATCTTTCTAGGTTTATGCTTACCTAAACCTTTATTAAATAAAGCAAGTGCTTGATGAGAATGTTCCATATCTCTCTCATAACGCCTGCCTTCAAAAGATTTTTTACCTCTATCATAAGAGGATAAAGAATCCATACTACAAAAGTCACCCATGCATATTACATGAGTAGCTTTTACATCTGCGGCTAATCTACCTGCCCACAGAAATCTTTCATTGCTTGCTTTAGGTGTGCAATGAGGGTCACCTATCACAACGTGTGTTGCCATTAGTTTAACTCCTTATCACGTTTCTGTTTTAGAAATTCCAAAAAATCTACAACATTAGATTCATCATCAAACTCTGATACTGCACTAATAGTAAGATCTCTTGTTTCCTTTTTTTTATCATCAGCAAATCCACGTAAACCCCATAGAAACGTAGAATGAGGATCTGTGGTTGCCATTTTTATCATGCCTCTAGCTATTGTAGAACATAATTCATACTCTTCTGTGGTCATTTTACTTTTACTATCCATAATTATACCACATTGAAATCCTTTGTCCCAAGGACTTACAAGAACTTTTATTGAATTTAGTAACAATAATTTATCTTTATTTTTCATTTGTACCAATACCTATCATAATTTTTTTTATTATACTCAACTATTTTATATTCATACCCTCTTTTCATACTTTTTTTACCAAAAAGTTCTGCCTCTTTTTCATCACTAAATATTATATTAGTAAACATTTTATACTCCTTTTCTTTCTTTTTTTTATATATTACAAAATATATTGTCATAATGAGTTAGTGAAGACTAGACCCCTCAAACTAATCTCCACCAATCTCGTCTCCCAACAAGGAAGTCTGTAATACTATTTATTAACATTTCTCCAAATCTTTGTTGCTGCTTGTTGTATATTCTTATCCCAGTAAAAAGGACTTGGATCAGTATTTAGAGGTGTTATTTTTATAGCATTCTCTAAATTATTTTTACACATATCAATATAATTTTCTAATGATTTAAAATCACTTAGTAATTCATCATAACCTTTTTGTACATCTTCTTCTGTAAGATCATACCATAAAGTTTTTTTAGGTGTAGCATATAATAAAGCTATTGGTTTATTATGTACTTTAGAATATAATGCCTGTTGCCTTATGTGATCTATCTTAGGTTTAGTAGGCATTCTTAAAGTAGATTTTAAATCTACTATGATATTATCATATTCAAAATCAGTAAATAATCTCACTGGGTATTTTAAACCTTCTAACTTTTCAACTTTTTCTTTTTGATAGCTAACTATATTTCTTAATTGTCTTTCATAAAGTTTTTCCTCAAACTTCTTTGCAATATTAATTGCATTAAATATTTCACTATCATCACTAAAAAATTTATTTTTTTTAAATTTATGTATTATTAACTTCTCAAAATACTTATCATCTTTTTGTTGCATACCTTTTTTAATTTTATAATATGCACCAAACTCAGCAAGATTGCCTCTAACCATAGCTGGACTACTAGATACTCTTAACCCTAATCCATAGTGCACCAGCCATTCACTGGGATTATGTTTAAATTTATTTATAGAACTAAAGCTATGTTTAAAATCTTTATTTATAATATCTTTTAATTCCATATGTATCTAGTAGTATAGTCCACACATTATTTAGCCAAGACTTGTTCAGGAAGTTCATCATTTAAATCATCAATGACTTTGGCATCCACTCCATCTGAACCATTTGGTTTTTTAGTTTTTGCAGAATTGTATAAATCTACAACCTCTGCATTTTCAGTATCTATAGATTCCTGAAACACTTTTAATGTCTCTACGTCATCATCAGATAATTGTAAATTAGCATCAGCATTTACTCCTATCTCTGGTATGTAGAAAACATTTCCACCTTTCTTTTGTCTTTTAGAATCAAGAGAAAAAGTACAATTAAACATAAGTTTTTTTCTTTTTTTCAATTGATCTAATGCAGAAGTTACAGGTGAAAAAGCTGTACCAGTTACTCTATAAAGAACAGGTAAGTTCTCTACGACATGATTCTCACCTTTTGCAGTTTTACCATCTTTAAAAGATAATAAACCATACACAAGTTTATAGCATCGTATAGTTCTTTGCTGTTCCAACTGTTCGGGAGTAAGACTAGACCTTTCTTTGAAAGGTATCTTACCACATTTAGTACCACCTAAAATATCTATAGCCTCTTCTTTCCAGCTTTTAAATATAATAGATCTATTTACGTACTCTCCCTTATCCGCATCGTAATGCATGTACTGCATTGCACTTATGAATGGCCTGAGTGTAATTGGTTTTCCAAAAACATTCTGACCTATATTAGAATCATAAGTGGTGAAGTGACCTACAGGTAATTGATTACCATCGTCATCTTCAGGTGTTCGATTAATAGATAATCTAGGAATATTATTTCCTAAATTAGATCCATCATCTTGACCTATTGCCTGCATGATTTGTTCATCAGACATTCCTTTTATATTTACTAAGTTATTATCAGACATTTGTCCTCCATATTAGTTATTATCTTATACCACATTTTTGTATAAAAGTCAAGTAAAAATTGCAATTAAAGTTATATACCACATTGCAAAGATAACACTAAATGTCGCAGTTGCAATAAGAAATTTTATTATATCTTCTAGCATATTCGTGTGTCTCCTTTTATTATCTTTACCTCTAAACCATCAGAATGTGCAAAGTATTTAAACGTACTTAAAAACTCATGGTTTTCATCTATGTATAGAGTTGATGGCTCTATTACACATCTGTCTTTTAACTCTACGTATTCTAGATAAGCAGAATAATCTTCATCATCATACTCATCTAAAGTCTCAAGAGCTTCTATTGTTTTTTTCATGCTGTTTTACCTCCTGCATATTTAACCAATCATAACCTATTTTAATGTCTGTGTCAAGTGGCACATTAAAATCTATGTTATAATATTCTTTTAATGATCTTATAACATTTGAAGTTCCATCTTCAAATATTTTACTCATAATATCTTTTTCATCACTACAAACATCTGCTATAATAGAATCATGAACCGTATTTATTAATACACTTTTAACATTTTTTTCTTGCATAAGTTTATATATATTGATACAGGCTATTGGCACAATATCTGCAGTAGCAAAACCTTGCACAGGATAATTTTTTATCTGTGTTCCATACGTAGATCCACCCCAAGGTGTTCTTTCTGCATATGGAAAAGCATATTCTCTACCAGTTGGTAATTTTACTCTTTTAAATCTTATAGCTTCACTTTGTAATTTTTCGTGCCAAGTTTTTATATCTTTGTATTTTTCTAAAAATTTAGAATAGTATCTTTTCTCGTCCTCTGTTCCTGTAACACCACCATACAAAGGTTTAAATGTATGGGCCTTTGCATCTTGCCTAGATACACCTATAATATCTGCAGTGTATTGGTGTACATCTATTTTATTTTTTATATCTTCCATACCTTGTTTATCTTGTGCAAGGTATACGGCAGTTCTAAACTCTAATTGTGCAAAGTCTACCTCTAATATCATACCATCTTTAAATCTAGATGTTACAACTTTACGAATAGGAAACGTCTTACCTCTTGGTTGATTTTGAAAGTTAGGATCTCTGCTTGATAATCTTCCTGTAGCAGTAACTGCTTGCATAAATTTAGGATGTAAAAAACCTTTTTCATTGGTAAAGTTTTTTAATCCTGTAACAAATGTATTTAAATAAGTATCAACTGCATTATGCCTCACAATAGCATCTATAAACTGTTTAAACTCACCTTCAGCCTCACCAGCTATCTTACTTAGAGTTATTCTATCTGTTCTAAATCCAGCCTCAGCTACATCATAAACACTTCTAGGTCTCTGCTGAAAACCAGCTACTCTTCCCATGCTTATATATCTGTAGCCATCTCCATCACAAGCATCACACTTAGAATAATTTTTATATGGACTACCATCTTTTTTTATTTTCTTTATAACACCTTTGCCTTTGCATGTCATACATTGTTCTGCATTTGTCTTATAAATTTTTTCTACATTTTCAGATACTAAATTTCTAAATTGTAATCTAGAAAAATTTGGTCGTCTTTTACTTTTACGAGTAGCTTTATCAATACCAACATTGAATATTTTAGCCCAATGTTTTTTATCTTTAGGTTTAACACTATATATTAACCAAGATAATTGTTCAGGACTAGACAAATTAATTTTAGTATCACCCATTTGTTTATTAACTATCTTATCTATCTTTTGTTTTAGATATGCAAACTCTGCACGATATTCTTTTTCTACTTTAGATAAATCTTCTAAATTTATATTTATACCATTTCTTTCCATATCAGATAAAACAATTAAAAATTCATTCATCATCTTTGCTGTCATCAATAAATGTTTATTCTTAGGTAATCTAAAATCTAACATCTGTGAATCAAATAATTTTTTTGTTATATCAACATCTATTCTACCATATTCTTCAACAACATCAGCAGGTATGTTCTGAAAAGGTATACCCCTATCTGTAAATTCTTTTATACGATTATCTTTAGATCCTATTCTTCTTCTTCTACAAGACATTTCTAATGTTAAACTTTTTCTTATACCTCTATTAAGTATATACTCCCCCAACATAGTATCATATACTCTGCCAGAATATTTAAATCCTGCCTCTAATAACCACATTAAATCAAACTTTATATTATGTCCAACTAATAAAGTTGTTTTATCTAATGTAGATTGTATTTTATTATAACAACCTTTGTCTATTCTTTCAGAATGATTAGTAAAATAATACTCATCATTTATTCCAACACTTACTAATATATTATCAGGATGAAAAGGTGATGGATCATAACCACCTGTCTCAGTAACTTGCCAAGATGTCTCTACGTCTACTACACTAATCATACTTCATACCTACTTATACTTCTTCTGATTGTACAAGATGGCTCACCATGATATCCATTTATTTTATTTTTACTTATACATAAAGTTCTTATTTTATTTTCTGTGTCAGAGTTTGAGTTTCTACCTATACCTATTATAATATCTGCCTCTGCAGCTTTACCTGTTTTAGAGTTTTCCATCATATCAAATGATATGCTGTTTCTATTATGTGCATCTGCTGATGCTTGTGATATAGCAATCACAGCACAATCTCTTCTCTTCGCTATCTCTCTTACACTTGTGTATATCTGTCTTAA